CACTAATTGCTTGCACAGATTTACAGGCATGGGGATTTAAGGGACTTAACTATCATTGGAGACAATCTCGTAATTATACATGGGAAGAACTAGCAGGACAACTGTATATTGTGCAATATAATGAACTAGATGACCTTCTCAACTTTCCTTATGGAAAATTCATACTAAATAAGTAAAAGATCTGTATATTAAATGGCAACAAAAGAAGGCTATTATGGGAGTGATGATACATCCAATACTTTTAAAGGTAATGGTACAAATTGGTTTACGCTTGTTAATAAGAAAGAAGGAGATATTGATTTGTATGAAGATGTGTTAGAAGATGATAAAAGAGCAGGAACTATTTTTTCAAAATCAGGAAATTTAGAATTTAATCCAAACTGGTTTGATCAGGATTTAAAACATAAAGCATTTATTAATGATAATATAAAACTAGTAAAAAATGCAGCTTCAGAGACAATAAAGAAAGGATTATTAGCAGCAGATTCTACTCTAAGTCCAGAAGCAGCAGGAAACAAATCAAAGAATTTAACAAAATCAAATAAAGCAGATGAGGGAGGCACAGATAATAAAAATGCTCTAAGTAATCCCACTACTATTGATTCTATCAAATTAGGAAAATCTGAACCAGGAACAAGAGAAGATGGTTTTGGTATTCATGTATTTCCAACTACATTAAGAACAGGAAATGATGGACAAGATTTCTTAAAAATTGATATGATGGCATTTAAACCAACTAAATTGAAAGGTTCAATGTCACTAGGAGAGGGTCAAGGTAGTGCAAGTTTAGGTATATCAGACAGAGATCCTGATAGACAATCAATAGGAACTGTCATTCTTCCAATACCAGGAGGAATTCAAGATAGTCAACAAGTTACATGGAATGAAGATACAATTAATCCAATGCAATTAGCATTAGCAAATATTGCTTTAGATACAATAGGAAAAAGTGTTAAAGAAGGAGCACAAACAGCATCTGATTTAGTCAAAAGTGCCTTAAAATCTGATGATACAAAAACAGCATTAGGAACTTATATCGCCTCACAAGCAACTGGTGGAGCAACTAATTTATTAACAAGAACAACTGGTGCGATAATGAACCCTAATATGGAATTATTGTTTAGTGCGCCAAACATAAGAAACTTCAGTTTTGCTTTTACACTTGCTCCAAGAAGTAGAGAGGAAGCAAAAACTGTTATTAAAATCATCAGATTCTTTAAACAAGGAATGTCTCCAATTAGAAGTAAATCTCGTTTATTTCTAAAATCTCCACATACCTTCCGACTTGCTTATAAACGTAATGGATCTGAATCTAGTGGATTTGGAGTAAATGATCATCCTTACTTAAATAAATTTAAAGAATGTGCTATGGGTTCATTTAATGTCAATTACACTCCAAATGGTGCTTACTCAACATATGATGATGGTGTAATGACTGCTTATCAAATAAACATGAATTTCCGAGAAATGAATCCAATATATAATGATGATTATGGCAATACAACTTTCCCATCTGAAATAGGTTTCTAAAATGTCAAGTTATTTCGATCTTATTCCTGATTTTGACTATGTTAGCAGATTACCTGATGCTAAAATATCTGATTATATTCGTGTCAAAAATTTCTTTAGAAGAGCAACTCTCAGAGAGGATATTTTCCAAAGTCTAACCTTCTTTACCAAGTATTCTGTTGAAGGTAACGATAGACCTGATAATGTGGCACATAAAGTATATGAGAATTCTGACTTAGATTGGGTTATTCTCCTTGCAAACAATATAACTCATATTCCAACAGAATGGCCAATGCCACAAAATGACTTTGATAGGTTTTTATTAGATAAGTACGATAACTACGATAACATCTATAATGGAGTTCACCATCATGAGACTGTTGAAGTAAAAGACAGTAATGATGTTACTATCGTTCCAGCAGGTTTAGAGGTAAGTTCTGATTTTAATCAAACATACTATGATTACTATGTAAGTGGAATGGTGACTGCATCTAATATTACCCGTCCAGTGACAAACTATCAATATGAAGAAAAACTAGAAAATAAGAAAAGAGAGATATTCATATTAAAACAAGAATACCTCACAGTCATCATAGACGACATAGAAGATCTCATGCCATATAAAAAAGGTTCCACTGAGTACCTCAATGGAAACCTTAAAAAAGCTGAAAATATCAGACTATATCAATAATCAAAAAACTAATAGGGGAAAAAAATACCAGAGATTTTTTTGCGCCTTTTTTGGAATAAAAAGTCGAATTTCCCCTGAGAGAATCACTCCTCTGCTAACTTTTGAAAGTAAGAGAGTGCATCATCCTCATCTGAACTAGCAGATGCTACAGCAGCAGTCACAGTCTCCTGTGCCTTACGAGAATTGAAGTCTGGTGTATAAGAACCACGAGAGTTGTCCTCATCAACCACGTCCTCATCTACACGACGTGCAGGAGGTCTCTGTCCTAGAACATACTTCAGACGTTTCTGAAGGTCATCATAAGACTTAAACTGATCAGCAGCAGTTACAGCAGCAAGAGAATATTGCTTCTTCCACAATGCCTCTAGTGCATCATCATCTTCAAGTAGAGGAGATACTTTATCGAACTCTGACTTGTCATAGTTCCAGTAACCATCCTTCTTGACGATCTTCAACTTGAAGTTTGCACCTTGCCAGAAGTCAAAAGGATTAATCGGTGACTCATCCTCAAATTCTGGTTGCATTGCTTCCATAACCTTATCAAAGATCTTCTTACCAAACTTATAAAGGAAAACTTTTCCTTCGTTGGTAGGATTAGTAGGATCTTTTACTACATAGATGTTTGCATAGTAAGATAGCTTACGCTTCTGTCTACGAACTACATCTTTATCTGATTCATTACCACTGTTCCATAGTTCACGATTGTGCTCTGAAACAGGATCCTTGCCACCAGTTGTGGTCAAAGAGTTTTCAATATACCATCCACCTGGTCCTTGAAATGCATGAGAATACATTTTTGCCCAAGGGATTTCTTCTCCTTCAGGTGAAGGTAAGAAACGAATTACAGCATAACCATTACCTGATTTATCAAGTTCTGGTTTCCAGAGACGCTCATCTGCACCTCCACTTGCTGTGTTCATCTTCTCCACTTCTTTGACTAATTTTTGAGTCAATGATCCTAGAGAGGATTGTTTTTTTAGATCTTTAAAAGACATTAGATTTGTTTTTAGATTTGGCTTTTGTGTACCCTGTAATATTACAAGGAAAATTGGTTCTTGTCAATCTGAGTTTTTAAGGTTTGCACCATAGTACTCATCTGTTCAAAAACTTTACTCATATCAACACTATTAGGGATGCCCATCATAGAAGCAGATTCAATAATATTATCTTTCATTTTCTGCGCCTCTGGATCATCCGATAAACTCACCCTTGCATATAGAATTTTTTGTTTCTCAATCAACTTAGTGAGAATTTCAACATGATAGAGTTGATCTTCCTTTGTCATGGAAGGAAACTTAAAAACATTTGAGTAAACTTCTTCTTGAAGTTCACTAATTTCTGCCATTTCCGCCCTAACCACTGGTGATTGAAAAAATTTCATTCGGTTACTTCTTCTGCTGGAGTTTCTTCAACTGGTGCAACCTCTGCAGGTGCTTCCTCTGCTACAGGAGCAGGATTATTTGTTTCTTCAATTTGCTGAAGAACTTCTATAGCTCCAATAAGTTTTACACGAGTTTCACCTAGAGTGTTTAACTGCTGTGTGACTTCTTGGAGTTGATTTGTGAGGTTCTGTAGAACTTCACCATTTTCAAGAGCCATGAATAATTACCTCCTTTAGAATTTTTTTGTAACGGGATACGTCAATATTTAGGAAGGGAGAATACTTTTTAATTTTACGACTGACGGATTCCCACACTGGGTCTTTCAGTCGTTTATCAAAGTCTTTCCCATATCCTAGTATTCTATCATATATTACCATACTTTCAAGTGATATGTCACCCCCTAGATGACTCTTTAGAATTGGTGGGTGTCCTTTACTACAATCAAACATATCATCTATCTTTTTATTCTCAAATAAACTCTCCGTTTCTTCTTTAAAAATATAAGTAAGTGACTGAACTTTCTTCTGCCACTCTTGGTATCTTCCTTCTCCTTCCTTTATCATCTCACCAATCCATACAGTAGATGGATCAGTAGAGTATATAAAATTAGAAACAAAAAACTCTTCTATTTCTTTATCATTCTTCTGTCGTGCAAACTTTTCAAACCAGAACCTATCCTTTCTTTTATAGAAGGCTGCATTACTTGCTCTAGTCTTACCACGATACTTTATATAATCATAATGATCTTTAGTGAAGTGATTCTTTAAAGCCAAATAACAACGATAAGCATCAGCGGGCATCATCTACCTTCTCTAGATTTATTCCTAATTGTAATATGATTACCTTCAATTGCAAACTCTAAGTAATCGGTGTGATCCCATTCAAGTTCTTCATAAAGACCATTTAATTTATCCATGTCATCCCAAAGATCGGTAGGAGTAGGCTCCCCCCAAAAAGGATTGTCATCTGGATTCGTCATAGTGGTAACTTAGCTCGTGAACTGCGTTTTAAAAAATTAAGTTCCTGTGCTTCATACTTAATCTTTTCCTTTAAAGGTTTGGGAATAAGTTTAGGAACTGATTCTATATCAATACTATTCTGTTCACAGAAGTGAATAATAGCATCAATGTAATTCATGTTTTCATTTACCTGCACTAAGGTTTCGATTTCTTGTGCAAATCCAGCGGAGGAGAAGAACTTACTCTTCAATACCTTCTCTAGTTCATTCTCCATTCTCACTCCTAGTACTGTTAGATACAAATTCTTTTATATACCGAACTAACAATTTAATATAATCCCCTTTGTTCCGTTTGTCAAATACTTTGACTTCACCACCAGGAGTTACCATGATAGTGATAAGTTTTTTAACAGGGATCTCAGTTAGTTCGTAGTAAGCAGCAGCATAAAAGGTTTCCTGAACAAAATAGTTTTCCAACCATTTCTCAGGTTTAATCTTTTCAGATGTTTTAAAATCTATGACTGCTAATTCACCCTCATACTCTGCTATACAATCTACTCTACCTGCAAGACCAAGGTACTCAGAGTAAAGGGTTCTTTCTATAGCATGTACGTTATTTATCTTATCCAAATAAGGTTTGGCATGATGAAACATGAACTGAGTTGCTGGTCTAAACTCATTCCAATCTATTTCATTGTTCCTCATATACACTTCAACTGCTTCATGGAAATCAGTTCCACGAGTAGTTGCTTTCTTAGTAATACGATTTGCTTCTTCTATACCAACTCTCTTCCTCCACTTAACAAAGACCTCTCTATTATAGAAAGAGGTAACTGAAGTAATAGAAGGAACCCAACTACCATCAGG